GCGCCCAGTCTGTGACCCCCGGCTCCACGACCATTCAGGCTGCCCTGAACGCTCTGTGGGCGCAGTTGGTCCGCGGCACTGACCGTCCCGACCTGATCGTGTTGGACAACAACTACTGGACCTACTACATGGGCTCCCTGCAGGCTCAACAGCGATTCACCTCGCCTGAGACTGGCAACCTGGGCTTCCCCACGTTGAAGTTCATGGACGCTGACGTTGTCCTCGACGGCGGTATCGGTGGCTACTGCCCTGCCAACACCGGTTTCATGCTGAACAGCAAGTACATCAAGTGGCGCCCTCACAAGGACCGCAACATGGTGCCGCTGTCACCGAACCGTCGCTACGCCATCAACCAGGACGCTGAAGTTCAGATCCTGGCATGGGCTGGCAACCTGACCACCTCCGGTGCTCAGTTCCAGGGCCGTATCCAAAACTGATTTTGGTGGGCCTGTCGTGGGCTTCCCTTTCCCGAGTGGGTGGGGAAGCCCACTCCCTCGGGTTTTTTGAAACATTCAGGAGAACATCATGGCAGCAACTTTCAGCGGCGCAGTGTCCGCAAATGCTCCCGCAGTGGTCGACACCGCTGCATCTCAAGACACTGGCGCAGTGTGCGAAGGCATCGGTCTGACCGGTGCTGATGGCGCCAGCATCGGAGGCTCGCGTATTGGCGGCTCTCCCGGCACCGATCTTGTGATCGACACCAACGCTTAAACACAGAAAGAAAAAATCATGCAACCCACGACACCGACCATTTTTGAAGAGCCTAGCGATTTTGCAAAGCCAGATGAGACGCGCTTTGCCGCGGACAACAAGCTGTATGTCGAATTCTTCCGCAAGCCCATGCTGCAACCTGGCAAGAGCCGGGAACAAGGCCGGGCCGTGTACGAAGAAGTCGACTATGTGCGCATTCATGTGCCCGGCGACAAGTCCTCGGTGATTGAGCGCCCCGTCAGCCAGCAAGACGCGTTCCGATTCCAAGACCGATATGCCAAGTGGCAGGCCGGTCAAGAGCAAGCCGTCGTCGGCACTCCCCTGTCAGCTTTGCCTGGCATGAGCCCGTCGAAGGTCGAGGAATACAAGTTCTTCAAATTGGTCACCGTGGAGCAGCTTGCTGAAGCGAACGACAACTTGGGTTCCAAGTTCATGTCATTCCATCAAGACAAGCAGCGTGCAAAAGCATTCCTCGAGGTCGCGGCCAACAACGCCCCGATCGAACGCATGAACGAGGAGCTGCAAAAACGTGACGCCGAGATCGAGAATCTCAAGACGATGGTCGAGGCGTTGCAGGCCACCGCTGGTGGCAAACGTAAGGTAGCTGCCGCGGCTGAAACGGCAGAGTAAGGGAGCGAGGGATGGCCACCTATCAGATCATCGACGAATCGTCGCTGTTGGCGATTGTTCAGAACGTGGCCGCGATGGTCAGCTATCCCACGCCCGCCGATCCCGCGGGGTCTACGGACCCTGCGGTCATTCAGATGGTGCAGGCTGTGAACATGGCAGGCATCGAGTTGCTGTCGATGTACGACTGGCAGCAGCTCATCAAGCGTCACACGATTCCCATCACCGCGGACTATCCAAACATCCGAGAGCAGGCCTTTGATCTGCCCGAGGACTTCTACGATTGGATCGACCAGACCAACTGGAACGCGACCAACCAGTTCCCATCGCTGGGTCCTGTGTCGCCGCAGATGTGGCAGCAGCTGCTCATTCGTTTGACGCTGCCCACTTTGTCGTTCTACTGGCAGGTGCGTGACGACAAGATCTATGTGTTGGCGCCTCCGAGCTCCACACAGAACATGAACTTTTTCTACTTGTCAGCAGGCTGGGTGCGCGACGCCGACAACCCGACGCTGTACAAGAACCGGATGACCAAGAACGGCGACATCGCTTTGCTCGATGCGCCGTTGATCACCTACTACGCACGCTGCAAGTGGCTTGAGATGAAGGGCCTGGATTCGAGCGCGGCGATGCGTGACTTCCATGTGATGTACGAGAACCGCAAGGCTGCCGAGAAAGGCGCCGCGGTGCTTTCCATGGCCCGCGACTTCCGCATCCCGTACATCCAGCCCCTGACCAACACGCCTGACACTGGGTACGGGGGGATGACCTAATGCCTCTGGTGCCACTTCGACCGCATATCACGCCGATCAAAGCGGCTGCGGCCCAGGTGTCGCAACTCAAGAACAACCCGCCCCCGACTGGCGGGTTGAACATGCGCGACCCGATCAGCGAGATGTCTTTGCTGGACGCGCTGACGTTGGACAACTTCATCGCACGCCAGCAAGGCGTGGAGCTGCGCAAAGGCTCTCGCGTTCACACTGAGCCCCTCGAGGGCGTTGGCTCGTACAAATCTCTGTTTGCGTTCAACGATCCAAATTTCATCAACAACAAACTGTTTGCGGCTGTTGACGGTGACATCTATGACGTGACAGAGGCGCCTGCTACGTTGAGCCAGGCGGCAACTGGCAGCAGCAACGATCAGTGGTGGACCGTGCAATTTGCCACCACCTCTGGCGTTTATCTCCTGGCCGTCTCTCCTGACGCCGGTTACTGGACCTACGATTCGGTCAATGGCTGGGTCGATCGCACCGCGACGACTGTGGGTCTGCCCACAAACGTGCGCACCGTGGCTGTCTGGAAAAAGCGGATTTGGTTCACGATTGAGGACAGCGGCGACGTCTACTACATGCGTGACGTTGACGCAATCACTGGCCACGCAGACCTGTACCCCATGGGGTCGCTGCTGCGCAACGGCGGCGCGATCTCTGCGCTGGTCAACTGGACAATCGACGCCGGGTTCTCGGTCGACGACTACCTGGTGGCCATCGGCACTGAGGGTGACATCGGCGTGTGGGAAGGCTACGACCCCACCAGCGTTGACACGTTCAAGTTGAAGGGCGTTTGGTATATCGGGCCGGTGCCCAAGTACGGCTGCTATTTCACACCGTTTGGCGGTGACGTGATGATTCTGAGCCAGCAGGGCCTCATCCCCATGTCCAAGCTGGTGGCCGGCCAGTACAACGAGGCCGCGTCCAATACGATGCCTGCATCAAAAATTCAACCGGTGCTCGCTCCCCTGTTGACCGCGCTCAAAAACGCAGAGTCGTGGAATTTGATGATGGTGCCCAAAGAGAGCATTTTGATCATCCAGGTGCCTGCCAACGTGTATGGGGTCTACCAGCAGTTTGTGATGAACACCATCACCGGCGCCTGGTCGACGTTCTCGAACATGAACATGCAATGCTCTGCCCTGCTGAACGGCGACCTATATTTTGGCGACCCGCTGGGCCAGGTTGTGCATGGACTGTATGGCGACTATGACCTTGCGGACATTGACGGCCTCAACGGTACGTCAATCACCGGCGACGTGTTTCAGGCGTTCAACCCGTATGACACGCCTGCGCAGCTCAAGAAGTTCCACATGGTTCGCCCGATCTTCTTGGCTCCGACGGCGCCCAGCGTGCTGTTGCAGCTCAACACGCAGTATGCGCTCGGCAACGTGTCTGGATCGCCGTCCTTTACCAGCACCAGCGAGGGGGCGTGGGACGAGTCCAACTGGAACCAGTCGTATTTTGCTGGGGCGATCAATACCTACCAGGCCTGGGTTGGGGTCGTAGGTTTGGGCTATTACGGCTCGATTCGCATGAAGGTGCGCGGTCTGCCTGGGACAATCTACACGTCTGCGCATGTGTTGTATGAACTTGGTGGGGTGATGTGATGACAGGCGACGAAATCATTTTGCAAAACGCGCAAGAGGCCGGCGCCAATGGCCAGCAGCTGTTGCAAGGCATCAAAAAATTACTTGCGAGCGGCATGGCAACGGCACTGCGCTCTGGCAATTCTGTGTTGATTCTCAAGCGTCTGGGCGATGGCAAGGCTGTGCTGCACCTGTTCACCGCAGACAACGGCATCGGCGTGGCCCGTGCCGTCAAGGATTTTATTGACAAGATCAGGCAATCCGACATCAAAGAGGTCTATGGCCAGGCCGACAACCCTGAGATTTTGCGCCTGCTGAAAATGCTGGGCATTGAAATCCTTGAGTCGGACATCCCCGAATACAACTGGAAGGCAGAAGTATGGGCGCAGCAAGTGCAGTAGCAGACGTCGTCAGCGACGTTGTTGGGGGCGCGGTTGACGTCGTGAGTGATGTGGTCGGCGGCGTCGCTGATGCAGCCAGCGATGTTGTTGGCGGCGTAGTTGACGCAGTCGGCGATGTGGCCAGCAGCGTCGATGACTTTGTCACCGAAAACATTCCGGGCGGCTGGACGCTGCCTTTGGTGATTGCCGCGGCCTATGCCACCGGCGGTGCTTCGTTGGGCGCCGAGGTTGCGGCTGCCGGGGAAGCTGAAGGCGTGCTGGGCGCTTTAGAGGCTGCCGGCGGCGAATCAGCTTTAGGCGTCAGTGAAAGCGCATTGGCTGCCGCAAACGCCTCGGCAGATCCAATTGCAACACTCAACGCTCAAATGGGCTGGACTGCCAGCGACCCAACTTATTTGGCCAGTATTGGCGCTGCTACAGGCGAAGTCGCGGGTGCAGGCACTGCCGCGACAGATCTGCCGCCCGTGGTCGATATGTCGACCGTGGACCCCACCGGCGTTGTCTCCGGTGGCTCAAGCCTGGCTGGCGCGGCTATGGGCGGCCTGGCTGGTGCTGCCGTCGGGGGCGCGATTGACGCCTTGACGCCCGATCTGCCGGGCGCTGGTTCTACCGTGGCCACCAAGACCTACACCCCTGACTTCACCATGAAGTTCGCGCCGCACACCGAATGGAAAGACGCGCCGACGTTCGATTTCCAATTCAGCGACGTGCCGACCGACTACCTGACCAGCACGCAGATGACGCCTGGCGACGCGCAGACGATCGGCCCGGGCAACCAGGCCTACAACAGCCAGATGATTCAAGCTCTGCGCGGCGCGTCTGCAGGAAAGGCCAGTGACAACACCGGGTTCACCCTGTTCCAGGCGGCCAAATGAACCTGGTGACCGACCAACCCGGCGAACGCCCTCTCGTTTGGGAGTGGATGCACCGTCACAACCATGTGCCCTGGAGCAGCGATTTGCGCACCATTGGGCTCATGCGCTCTGACGGTTCGATCGCCGCGGCGGTCGGGTTCAACGCCTGGCAGACCGAGAGCTGCTTCATGCACGTTGCGTTTGAATCACCGCATTGCCTGACACGATCTCTGCTGCGCGCGTCGTTTGAGTACCCGTTTGTGAAATCGGGCAAAAGCGCGGTGTATGCGTTGGTCGACAAGCACAACGAGGAGTGCTTGAGGCTGGTGCGAAAATTGGGGTATCGAGATGCATTTCAAACAGTCGATTCAGTGATGTTTGAAATGCTGCGCGACGAATGTCGCTGGATCAAGGAGCAAGAACATGGGCAAGTCGTCAGCACCGTCAACGCCTGACTACACAGGTGCAACACAACTGCAGGGTCAGATCTCTCAGGAGAATCTGAACACGCAAAACTACGCCAACCGTCCGAGCGTCTACACGCCGTTTGGTTCGCAGACCTGGAGCACGGAAGCACAAAAAGACCCGGCAACGGGTCAGACTGTCACGGGCTGGCAGCAGAACGTCTCACTGAATCCGACGTTGCAGGGTGCTCTTGACAGCCAAATGAAATTGCAAGCCGGTCGAAGTGATCTGGCAAACAATTTCATGGGCCGGGTGGCCGACGAATACGGCAAACCAATAGACTACAACAGCCTGCCCGCGCTGACCTCTGCAAACGCACCGAGCTCTTTGCAGACTCGCATGACTGACTACACGCCTGGCTTGAATTCCAGCGTCAGCTCAAACTCGGCCAATCTGCAAAGCGGGTTCAACATGGCTGGCCCGACGACCAGCATCAACGGCATGACCGGCGACGTGCAGCGTGGTTTGAACACTAGCAACAACCCGGCGTTGCCTCAATTCGACTCGAGTTACCGAGACACCGTGGCCAATCAGCTGATGCAAAAGATGCAGCCGGTGCATGACTATCAAACGCGCCAGCTTGAGACAAGACTTGCTAACCAAGGTTTGCGTGCTGGGTCTGACGCATACAACCGCGCTGCCACTCAGCTTGGTCAACAGCAAGCCCTCGAGCGGTACAACGCTTTGGATCAGGCGGGCAGCGAGGCGCAGCGTCTGTACAACATGCAGATGGGCGCACGTCAGCAAGCGTTCAACGAGGACGTGGGCTCTGGCAATTTTGCCAACCAAGCAACCAGTCAGGCCTACAACCAAAACCTGGGCGCGTTCAACTTTGGCAACCAGGCGCAGCAGCAGGCGTACAACCAGTCTATGGGCCTGGCCAACCTGAACAACCAGGCAAACCAGCAAGGGTTCAACCAGAACCTGCAAGCTGCACAGTTTGGCAACCAGGCAATGAACCAGGCCTCTGCCATGGATTTGTCGCGCATGCAGGCGCAGAACCAGGCGCAGCAAAGCCAGTATGGACTCAACCAGCAATACGCCAGCGCGCAAAACCAGCTGCGCCAGCAGGCGATCGCCGAGCAGGCGCAACGTCGCGGCATGTCTCTCAACGAGATGAACGCGCTGCTGTCTGGTCAGCAGGTTGGCATGCCGACGTTCCCCGGCTTCAGCAACGCCGGTGTCGCGCAGGCCCCCAACTACATGGGCGCGCTGCAGTCGCAATACGACTCTCAGCTCGGCGCTGTCAATGCGCAAAACGCGCAGACGGCCAACCTGTTGGGCGGCCTTGGCAACCTGGGCGCGTCGTATTTCATGTTCTCTGATCGTCGTCTCAAGTCGCGCATCAAGCGGGTGGGCACGCACGACATTGGCGTGGGCATTTACGAGTACACAATGATGGGAATCCCACAACGCGGTGTGATTGCCCAAGAGGTTCAAGCCGTGCGTCCTGATCTGGTCAAGCGGCATGCAAGCGGCTACTTGATGGTGAATTACGGAGGTCTGTGATGAATAACGACGACATGATGTTTGAGTACCTGCTGCAGATGGGCGCGATGCGGCCCGAGCAGGATGAAGTAAGACGCAAGCAGGCCATGGTTGATGCATTGCGCCAGAGCGCAATCACGCCGCAGCAAGGTCAGATGATCGGCAAGCACTACGTCGCCCCCGGCATTGGCGGGATCGCGTCGCAACTTGGTCAGGCTTACCTGGCCAAGCAACAGCAAGGCAACGTCGACGCCTCCATGCAGGGCATGAATCAACGCCAGCGCGAAATGCTCGAGGAGCTGCGCCGTCGTCGCCAGCAGCAACAGCTGCTGCAGAGCGCGCCGCAGATGTCTCCCATGTCGGCACCGCAGCCGTCAATCGATGACATCTACAGCCGGTTTTCCATGGGCAACGGGGCTTGATCATGGCCAACAACAACCTCTTGCCCAACACAATCGCTGCATATCGGCAGCGAGCCGCTGACCTGTTCAATCAGGGCTCGACCATGTACGACGCCGAGCCTGACATGACGCAGATGGAAGAGTTTGCCCGTCGCCGTGGCGGCCAGGCCGATTCGGCCATGCTGAACGCCATGGCTGCCCAGTACGCTGGCGAGAGTTTTCAGCCGGTGCAGACGCAGTACCTCAAGAAAGCCGCAGCCGCTCAAGACCCCATGAAGCTCTCGGGCGGCATCCTGACCCCAGAGGGTAAATTTCTCAAGGACCCGGGAGCGGCCCAGGACAAAAAGGCCGAGTTTCTGTTGCGCCAGGCCCAAGCCTACGAGTCTCTGGCCCAGCAAGCGCAGACCGCCCAGGAAAAGCGTGCAGCCGAGCAGGCTCAAAACGCGATCCTGAACGAGATCCGACTGATGAACGCCAACACGGCGCGCATGGCGGCCAGCAACGCCAACATGGGCGCGTTTGCTCCGAGTGGGTTCACTCCCGAGGGCCTGCCGATTGTCAACAACAGCAAGAACGGTCTGAGCTACATCGTGAGCGTGAACCCTGACGGGACGCCCGCATATCAGCCCTACCAGGGCGCGGCCATCCCCAAGGCCAGCTACGAAAAGCAGATCGGCGAGGCATCCGACCTGGCAGGCAGCGCGTTCAACGCTGACCGCCTGATCAAGCAGGTGGAAAAGTCGCCCGAAGCGTTTGGCTTGCGTGGTGCTGCCGTGGGCATGCTGCCTGGCGCGCTGCAGGGTTACGGCTCCAAGGCCGTGAAACTGACGCCCGAGCAGATGCAAGTGCGCTCCAACGTGCTACGCGACGCGGCCATTGAGGTCAATCGGTTGTACGGCGCGGCTCTTTCGATGGGTGAGCAGGCGCGTGCTGCGTCGTTCATTCCTGACGCCAAAGACCCGCCCGAGACAGTTGTTGTCAAGCTGCAGGCCGCCCGTGATTGGGCCAGCAGCAAACTCAAGAACATGCCAACCGGCGTGCAAGGCGCGGCTGGTGCGCGTGGCCATGGCGGCGGCGGTAATGACGACCCTTTGGGGCTGCGCAACAAGTAAAGGGACGCCATGGACAAGATCAAGATGTCGGCTATCCGCGAGCAGTTCCCGATGTATGGGGACATGAGCGACGAGCAGCT